GAGCCCACTTGTCCCACACTATAGATAGCTACAAACCTAAGCTAGTGTTCGTTTGTGGTAACCTAGCCATGAAGATGCTTATTAAAAAGTCTGGGATTACTAACAAGAGAGGCTCCCTGTACAAGTACGAAGATTATAATGTGGTTCCTCTGTATCACCCGTATCAAGTAGTGGTTGAACCCAAGAATAAGTTTCTCTTTGAGAGGGACATTAAGAACTCTGTTGATAAGTATGTGTTTGGAAATACAACCAAGGCAGACTTCAACTACTCTCTCCTCTCTACTATGGAGGATGTTGAGAAGGTCTGTGATGAATTATCCCAAACTAGCGATGACCTAGCGTGTGACATTGAGACAACAGGGCTTAACTTTTTAACAGACACGATTATGACTATAGCGTTTAGTACGCACAAAGGAAATTGGGTTATTCCAATATTTCATAGAGAAAGTCCTTTTACTGAGGATGAGGGTGCTAGTATACTGGTAACTCATGTGAAGTGGGTACTGGAGAATCAATCCAATAAGAAGATCCTCCAGAACTGTAAGTTTGATATTAAGTTCCTCCTCAAGTATGGCATTTCTCCTGTGAATGTGTACGATACAAAAATCATGGCACACCTGTATAACGAAGTCCTCCCGAAGAGTCTCATGGATCTAGTGAAACTCTTCTTCCCTGAAGAATTGGAGAACTTCTAATGATAATGACACCGAAGAAATACCTTGCTGTTTTTCTCCTAACTGTTTTGGGAGACTTTGTTGCCTCTTGCTATGGTTACCTGATAGCACATGAACAGATCATAGCTCAGATGTTTTTAGGGTTCTCTCTCCCCTTCATTAACTTCTTAAGTATTAAGTATTTCATAGACAGCAAAGACACAAAAACACGATTAAAGATTACCTTCTGTTGCGCTTGCGCAATGGTAATTGGATCAACAAGTATGTTACTACTGTTAAGGGATGTGGTTAACTAATGCTTACAGTAAAAGAGGGAAAGAAGTTTGATTGGGCCGCACTTACCCTGGAAGAGTGCGCAACGGGTAATGCCTTAGATGCGTCATATACTTTGAGGATATATGATGAGCTAAGGGATAAACTGGTGGCGAACGGGACATTACCTGTGCTAGACAAACTTCTTTCTCCTCTTTTCCCTGTATTCGCAGACATTGAGTATAGAGGATTGGATGTTAGCTTAGATGAGTTGGGTGTGGTGGGCCGAACCCTGAATCAGTTGTTGATGGATATTGAAGATGGATTGTATGTGTCAGACAAGGTAGCGAAGACTGCAAACTTGTTGTCTACAAAAGATCTTATTGATATTCTCTACTCTGAGGACGGGTTCGGTTTTTACCCACCTATCATGACAGACAAGGGTAGCCCCTCCACCAATAAACAATCACTAGATATACTTTTAACCCAAATTGAAGCGGAGTTAGAAAAGCGTGGCAAGAAGAAATAAAAACCTAGACAAGCAGATCAGCGAAGACTACATTAGCAAGAAGTCTACAGAAGATTTGCGCGAAGCTAAGGGTTGGTTAGATTCCTTACTAGAGCTACGCAAAGTACAAAAGCTATATAATACTTATGTGAATGGTATTAAGAGAGCAGTAGATATTAATGATGTTAATAAGGTGTATGTAGATTACCGAATGGACGGGACTTTAACTGGTCGTCTTAGTTGTGCTTCTTATAGTGACATGGGAGTATCTTTCCACACTCTACCCAGAGAAGATAAGCACAACATTAGAAGTATGTTCACTGCTCCCGAAGGATACTCTTTTATTACTGTAGACTATGCTGCGATGGAGTTGAGGGTTCTAGCACACATTGCTAAAGAAACTAAGATGCAGGAGGCATTCACTGCTGGGGTAGACCTACATACTTATACGGCAAGTTTGTTGTTCCAGAAGAAAGAAGAGAAGATCAAGAAGAAGGAACGACAGATTGCTAAAGCGGTATCGTTCCTTATTGCTTATGGAGGTGGAGCATACCGTCTTTCGGAAACTACAGGCATCTCACAAAGAAGAGCAGAGAAGATAATTGAAAAGTACGCAGAAGTTTATCCTGGCATTTTCCGTTACATGGATTTCGTCCATGATTTTATTAGACAAAACCAATATGCATATACTATATTTGGTAGGAGGAGGAATCTTCCTGATGTACTCTCACGCGATGTTCAAGTTTCTAATGGTGCGCTTCGACAAGGACTTAACTTTACAATCCAAAGCGCAGCGTCTGACATACTGCTCTGTGCGATCAAGGGTATCACGCAATCGTTTAAGGGACTCAATGCCCGTATCGTAGCGACCGTACATGACTCTGTAGAGATTATTGCTCCTCACGATGAGGTTGAGGAGGTATTAGAGATTGTGTATGATGAGATGGTAAATTATAAGACAGTTAAAAAGGACTTCGGTATTCAGTTTAACCTTCCTTTAAAGATTGATGCTGAAGTAGGCACTTCCTTTGGGGATGGTAAAGAGGTAGAGTTTAAAGATGGGAGACCTGTTCTATGAGAACTGTAGTTATAGGAGACATTCATTTAGATAGTAAAAGTAGGGGGCATCTTAATGCTCAACTAGCTACTATAGAATCTATTATTGCTGAAGAGAATCCTGGAGAGATTATTTTTCTAGGGGACATATTCATGCATAGAAATCCCACTCCAAAAGTATTGGTTGGGTTTAAAGAGTTGCTAGACATTTGGACAGATGCTAGTATAACCGTACACCTTTTGAGAGGCAATCACGATTCTGCTGATAAATCAGATAATGGTCTGACAGCATTAGAAGTGTATAGATCTCAGTATGTCCATGTTTGGAACCGATTTGGAGTTTATAATGATAAATATTTCATCCCTCATTACGAAAATGAGAACACTATTAGAGCGTATCTGTCACGGTGCCCTCAAAACGCTCAAGCTTTTGGGCACTTTGGTTATCTCGGTAGTCTCAATTCTGTTGGTGATGCCGATTCTACTCTTAGCATCTCTGACTTTAAGTGTAAAACTTACCTTGGACATATTCATAACTTTAAACAAAATGGATTGGTTACAATTCTTGGCACTCCGTACAGCACAAACTATGGTGAAGCAGGAGCCCAAGGATATTATCTTGTCCTTCATGAGGAAGTCCTCGGACCTGTCAGGGAAGAATTCAAAGAAATACGATTCGGACCCAGACATGTGGTAACTTCTTTAGAGGGTGCTAATGATCGCGCTAAGGAATTAAGTGACGCTAGTTGGTATACTATGTTACGAGTAGCATTACGATCAGATGAGTCTGCCTCTGAACTATCTGAGAACTTGCGTGTGGAGGAATTAGATATTAAAGTAGCTCCTGCGTTTGGAGATGATGATGAAATATCTAAGTATAAACCTAATAGAGATCTGTTTACGATTAACGAGCAGATTATTACTGATTATGTCGAGAACTGCGATGTATCTCCTACCTTAACCAAAGAAAATTTAATGGAAGGATACTCTCTGCTAAAGAAAGGAGACCCACTACCTGATGAAGATTAGAGATATAACAATACAAAATTTCCTATCTATTAAGAAAGCCCGTATAAACTTGAAGAAGTTTGATGGGCTAACCATTATTAAGGGGAAGAACTTAGACACGGGAGGAAGTAACGGGTCAGGTAAAAGCTCTATCGTTGAAGCTATTTTCTTTGTACTAACAGGTAAGACTATTCGCAAGAGTACTGAAGATTCTCTTGTTAATTCTCAGGCAGGTAAAGGTCTTGTGGTTAGTTGTAATATCTTACTTGAGAATGCTAAGATCTTAAGCATTGAAAGATGTAAGAGGCCAACTAAGATGACACTTACTCTAGAGGGGGAAGACATTACAGCTAAACACGCTAATGATTCTCAAGCTATCATTGATGAGTTACTTGGTACGAATCATAAGGTTCTATTAGCCTCTATGTTCTTTGGTCAATCTAATGATGTAAACTTCTTGGACTGTACTCCTGCTGTTAAGAGAGATATCATTAGAAACTTCCTTAACCTAGATGAGATCTTTGATATGCGTGAACATATTAGAGAGTATAAGTCTGAGTACTCCCAGAGAATTAAGGTAGCGGATGCACTTATAGGTATTTGTAAGTTCGACATAGAAGACTTGGATAGGAAGATAGCTAAAGTCCAGACAGATG